TGCTTTTATATATTCAACTGGCTTATTAAACACCGACATTACATTAAAGTGTATATTCGATAGCTCGTATATACCATTGTCTTTGAGATAGTGTAAGTCTGGATGATTCAAGGCGTATACGATGGGAGACAACGCATCTAAACGATTTGAGTTATTTAGGTTACAATCATGATTACCGGTAATTAAAATCGTAGGTGATATATCAGCTAGTGATTTAAAAAAATCTCCTACTCTTTCAACTAATTCTGGAGACATGTCTGTTTTAGCATGGACTACATCTCCAGCAACATAAATTACACTATTCGGTGTTTTATGTTTTTTAATGTAAGTATATAACTGTTTAAAAACTTCGCGATATTCTTTATGGCGATTTACATTTCGAATATGTACATCAGCTATGTGAAAGATCTTATCAATCTTTTTAATTCCAATATCTATATTTTGCATAATATTTTTTCTTGCATTAATCCTATTCCTGTTAATTCACAGGTATTATCAATAATATTTTTTACTTTTTCAAAACCTAATTCAGATGGATCAGATTGTTCTGGTAATTTTACTAAATGTACATGTATGCCATTTGACATAAAATAATCTGAAACTTCGACGGCTTGTTTTTTAGCATCATCATCTAAACAAATATAAATTGTTTCTACACCACGTTCTACAATCCGTTTCTTTAATGTATCTGAAATAGTTTTACCGAATAATGGTATTGCATTTCTTTTTATAGCAATAGCATCAAATGCACCTTCTACTAAAATAATCGGCATGTCCCAATTAATATGTAATTCAAATCCGATAATATCTTTCGATACATTTGGATTCTTATGTTTCCAATTATCATCTTCATAATATGCTCTAGATACAAAATAATTTAAACTACCGTTAGCATCAAAACTAGGAATAACTATTTTACCATTATATGGACCGGCATCACAATAACCAATTCTATATTTTAAAATATCTTGTATATGAATACCTCGTGTACGTAAATAAAAAACAGCATTTCTATACTCCGGTGATGCTTTATCAAATTGCCATAATGGTTTAAACCCTTCAGGTAAATGTAAGACCGGCGTATCAGTCGTAGTTGTTTTAGGTTTATATTCTACATCTTCTAATAATACAATTAATTTAGATATTTTAGTTCTCTGGACATTTAAACGTTTAAATAAGATAGGTAATTTACGACCTGCTGCATTACAAACCCAGCAATGCCAATGTTGTGATTGAGTATTTACTTCTAGTTTTGGTTTATGGTGATGACAAAAAGGACAATGGAAAGCTACGTTATTATTTGCCTTAATCCGTCCTTTTCCTAGTACCGATTCCAGTAATGTAACGATAGGAAAGTTGCTCATTTAGTTATTATTTTCAATACATACTTACAATATGTCATTGTCGTATTTATATTAAATCATATTTTCATTTTATTCAAATATATCATTTATACAAATACAAATTTATATTAATATGAATATATAAAAAATTTTTCAAAAGGTCAACCTTTTAACCAACTTTCTGGAATCTTTTTTTCTGACCATACAATACCATGCTTATCACAATAATCACCATATGTCGTTTTTGAGCCTTTTCTGATTTTAGTTTTAGCTGATTGAAATATTATTCGAATATCTAATTCCGGATGTTGTTTTTTTATTAATAGATGTTTTTTCCGGTCTTCAATAACCCACCGGCCTTTTGTTTCAATTAATATCCCGTTAGGTAATGTAAAATCAACTGTATATTTATGATGAGTTTCTGGCTTAATATAATCGATTACAGTATCTTCATAACCAAATTTAATTTTAGATTCTGTTAATTGTTCTGATACTTTATGTTCAAATCCGGATCTATAACCATGTTTAATTGCGTTTGCACGTACTTTAGATTTTGATCTCCATGCCATATATAACCTTTAATATAAATATGCTAGTAATCCCAACGAATGATAATATTCATATCAATATCATTTCTTTTCTCTAATGGCTCAGCTAATTTACCAACCGCTAACATTTGACCTTTATCATTATATAAACCAACCGTTGTGATATACGGATTAGCCGATCCTGTTATAAACATTGTTTTACGATATTCTCCAGGACCATTAAACGTTTCTGCTCCTGATCCGATATCATTACATGAATTATTAATGCCAGTTGCTGGCCTGTATGTAGATGTAGGATTTGTAGTCACATTAAATGAATTCATTGGAATTCGAACCATAGCTTCATTTTCATAAATTGTATACTGACCTTTATATTTCAGAAAAAACGAGCCAGGCATTCCACTAGGTGCTTCATCCGGTGCATATGCTGAATCAGCAGCAGAAGAACCTGTAAAACACATATCTTGATATTTCGGCATCGGTGATGTTACTACTACTTGTCCATTTTTATAAAAAGTATTACCCATTACATTCGTTTGATATAACGACCCTGTATAAAAATCGTTATTAGCCAAAGTGGATATTTCTTTAGAATTTAATGCATAATCAAATAATCTTATTTCTGATATATTACCATTAAATTGATTTCCAGTCGATAAATTTAATGTATCTCGACCTATTATCATATTTGCATAATTTGCCGTACTTCCTCGTGGTATAGAACCGGATGTACCACTTCCTTCACCATTTATAAAAAATTGGCACGAAGATCCAGAGTTACGTATAACGACATTTGACCAACTACTTGATGCATGAGTATATGATGCGGTAGCCGAAATATGCATTTCAGTCGAACCATCTGATGCTTGGTAATGTACCTTATCTCCTATTAAAGAAATCTGTAAAGGAGTACGGATATTAGAAAAATCATTTCCTGGTGTACGATGCGGTCTATTTACAGTACGTATTTTTTGCATTTTATCACGATTGTCAAAATATGGTTCTGTAACACTTGAATATTTTGAAATAATAGAACCGGTACTAACCAGATCATTAGGATTAATCCAAAATGATAATGTCCAATGATCACATCGTTGTAGTCCATCAAATAAATCATCATGTTGTATTTTTATAAAACTATTTTTTGAACCAGTAAAATATCCTGCTAATCCAGATGATGCATGTACACTTTCAGAAATTTGCATTTCAATACCAGGTTTAATTTCAACACTTGATAAATAACCTGTTCTATTTACTTTACGTAATTTATAATTAACAGATCCAGTTACGCCCGATAGTCCATAATTATCATTAAATTTTCGGAATTCATTATTAAATGAAAGATAGAATAAATTATTACTAGCTGATGGTATATGAGCAGTCGGAATAGTTAAATCTCGTAAATTTCCCTTGCCATCATCTGATCCTGTAATATTAAATGATTTATTAAATTTATTAGTACTCGAACCAGTTACGTATGTTTGTAAAATCAATGACCCTGGTTTTACACGCTCTCCCATTTCATAATACGGAATAGTAACAACAGTTGCATTCCAATGTAAAAACTTTTCAGTTTTCATAACATCGGTTAATTCATGACATCTTGCTTGATCATATGGATATCGATAATATCGATGATCAATCCAATTCCATACTACATGTTGATTAGTATCATCAGTATTATTAATAGGATAATTATAAGTTGCATCTCCTACATGAGGAGTTACTTTTCTATGTACTGCTTTTTGTAATTCATACCTACGACCAGCAAATTCATTATTATCTACAGTGTAGTTTTTATATGCCTTGAACGGTCTTTGATGTACATCATTCTTGCGAATATTGCGAAATACTGATGGTATCGTTGGCATATCATTTTATTTTTCTTAAAAGTCTAATTTTACTTTAACTAATACTTCTCTAGTAAACGACTTTAATATAGGTTTACTTAATTTAGCAACTGCTAATAATTCACGTCTATCATTATATAATCCAATTGTAGTAATAAAGGTTTGAGGATTATTGATAAAAGTAGTAAATGATAAATCACCTTGAGATCCAGTTACAAAAGAAGGATTATTCGAATAATTATAATCACCATTTTTAACACGTACAAAATAGTATGTAGATTTTTCTTGTTCAGAGGATCTAGCTTGTAACCCATAATTCCTACCAGCACTTGCAACAACCTCACCACATGCTGATCCAGATAGTGATTTAAATAATTTCATTGCATTATCACCTTGTACTCCGGAGCCTGATACAGTATCGAATGAACATGATAAATTTAATTTATTGCCATCTAAAATAGCAATACCGGCTTCTGGATATAATAAACCATAAGTTTGTAAAGCATCTGAACTAGGATGGAAAACTGTACCATCATCAATTGTTCCGGATACTATATTATATACTCGTCCTGATTCCCCGACAGATGCCGGACTTAAAGAAGAGTCATCAATTAACGAAATTACTTGATTTCCTGGATCTCTAACAACAGCTGAACCAGTACTAGAAGCATTTTGATGAGACCCAGACATTACAGATAAATTAATTTCAAGATTCCCCGGATCAATTTTTTCTTTAAAACGAGCTCTATTAAAATTTAATATATAAATATTATTAGTATCAACCCCATCAATTGTAAATTTCTTATCGTTAGGTGCTAATAATATTTGAGCATATTGTTTATAAATTGCTCTTGTAGGAGTATCATTATTTAAATTACCTGTTAAATCCTTTGATCCAGATCCATTATAATTACCAAATGCAACAGATAATTGAGATACGGCTAAAGGATTGTCTGATTTTTTTTGGTAGATAGTTCTGAAATATGTATTTTGTATTGATGTCGCGGATGAATCAATATAGAAACTTTGTAAACTACCAGTATTCCCGGAAAATAAACCAGATGTTACTGTTTCAACATTATTTGCTAATACATCATCAGTTGGATCAAAATTAGTATATGTACGTCCATTTCTAGATCGTTGCCTTGCAGACATTCGTTCTTGTATAATACGATCAGCTAATTGCCTTGCCGCAGCTTCTACTGCTCCAGCGGCAGCAGCATTTCTAGCTCTTAATCTTCCTGGTATAATTTGTCTATTTGCGAGTCCCATTTATATTCCCTTTTACCTTGCGCTTACTTCTCTAATTGCTTGAATCTGAGTAGGTCTAACGGTCAACGTTAAAGTTGCTCTACCACCAGTTTCATTACCAATAAATAATACAGTAGCCGTACGAGTATTTGTTAATTGTCCTTTTGCAGTAAGTTGGAATTCCGCACCTGTTACAGTTACTGTTTGAGCTGCTTCATTATCACCAATAAACTGAGGCACGGATGCACCTGATTGGTTAGGAGCAGATTTAGTAGCAACTATTTCAGCTGCATCAGAATCAGATAATATCGCGGTATATCCAAACGATGTATTACCTTGAGCAAAATTAGTAGTAGCAGGCCTAATAATAAACTGCTGACCATCTCTTAATTCTATCTCTGTTTGTCCAATTGCTATTACCGGTATACGAGCTGTTCCTTTCGGTAACGTAACCAGTTTATATTTCATCATTTGCGATTCATCTGTCAACGCTTCTGTGACAGGCATGTTTTCAATAGCAGCGCCATAAAACGCTGTTCCTAGAGGATGTTCTGGATTATATAAATCATAATCAACTTCATCATCCGCTAGCGCAAATTGTGTAATTTGAAATTCATTTTGACCACGTGCTAACAATTCTCTTCCTTTTTTAGTTAGAATTGCATCTACCGTAATCGTACTATTATCTAAATATCCCATTTTTACTCCGCTTTATTAATAAATATGCTATTCGCAAATTATCTTATACTTAAATTACCAGGATCTAATCTATTTCCTCGTGATGGCTGTTTTGGTGTCTTATTATAGAAGATTTGATTAGGATTAACTTCAAATATTTCTATTACCGGTAAATTACCTAATGCTGCATTTGTACTCGGTGCATTTATACTCGGTGCAGTTAATTGTGTCCCCAATGTTGACATATGTTGTATCGAATATCTGAAATAATCATCACGATAACACGATGGTGTTAAACTCCTACTATAAAACAAATGTTTAGATTCGCTTACTGCACCATCGAAATCTCTATCATATTTATTTGCAATAGTCGATGACCCGGAATAATGAAATACTAACGTATCATAAATACTACTTTTTCTGCAATCATCTATAAATTCATGAGCTCCTCTATGACATACTTCATGAAGTTCATATTTAACCTGTAATTTATTTATATTTGCAGTTACCTGCGTTGTTCCAGCGGTACTACTCGCACCAGAACTTGTTACGAAATCTTCCCATCCATCACCATGGAGCGAACTACCGGTTGTGTTACTAAAATGCACTCGGGTCGAACTATCTGCATCTCCATTTCCGCTTATTTCAAAACCATCATCCAAGACAAGAGCTCCATTACTTGAATTAAATTGTCGTACTGGGGCATAAGGAAGATCCGTGCCGGTACTATTACTGAATATATCAACTGAAGCAGATAGATACATCTTCCCTGGTGAAGTCGAACCGGTATTGAAATGATCTCCACCAGTTGTATTTGGAGCAAAATAATCGAGTCGAATAAATACTCCCATCCAAGCAGCTCTAGCATCAGTAATCACTCCCTCTTCTCCTACTGTAAATGACCCATCGCCATCTGATTGTTCACCACTCATCAAAAAAGAACCAGTACAATTAACAGCCTCTATCGATGATGAAGCTGGTAATTCTTCGGCATTTGAACTTACTTTAATATTAAACGCCGGATTTGTATAAGCTTTAACGAGTACCGGTTTTAACGCAATAGTAACATCGGTTTTATTGTTAATTGAAGCACTATCAACCGTTCCGGTATTGGCATCTAGATAATGCATTATACGTGAATCCGCTTCATTTTCAGTTTCTGGTATATACATTGCAACATCGACATTCATTGTATTCGATGGTATCGCGGCATTATAACCACCGTAATATGATTGAGATGCATTTATTACTATTCGTGGTTTTACTATTACATCATGAGGATATGTATTATCTGTTATTAAACGTATTGGTCTGAATGTCCTTCTGTTCGGAGCATCAATTGTATAACCCCTACCAGTAAGTTGGCTCCCAGTCGCACCAGTCACAATTTTTTCTTGCCATTCATATTTACCCATACTCAACGCATGGTTTTTCCAAGTGTTAAGCCTATCATATTGATTACCATATTCTGATACGCCGCCGTATGGATTAAAAGGTATAGTTTGATTACCATATAATGATTCAAAAACTCTTTCCGGATTTGATAGGTTATTTCTATTAAAATTACTTTCAATAAAAGATGCTGTATACGATGCCAATTCGTCAAGCGGTGGTACTTCAATTGTACAATATCTCATACTTCCTGTATATCGGACCGAATATGCTCTACCAGTTAAATCATCCATTTTATCAGCAGAAGGAGTTAATACAGTCGTTTCACCATTATCTATTACTGCATCATATTGTATATTCGCATCACCCGAACCGGTTGGCTTTGGCGATTCAAATACTGCATCATAAAACGGTTCAGTTCTTTGTATTGGCTTAGTAACAGTTACTTTAGATCTTTCTAAAATATTTGGCTCGATTAATAAACCAGTTGCTTCATCAACACGTTCAGGTAAAGTTTGTTTTATTTGATTGAATATAGAAAAATCAAATTGACTAAATATTCTGTTAAATACATTTACATCAGATCCATTATCGAACTTTTTCCAATATTCACGAGAAAAATATCTTAAATCATTATATATTTGAGAATATTGATCATCCGGATCACCTACATAATCATCCAATTCAACTCTACCAGTCTGATTAAAAATATCTTTATTTACTTGATCCGCGAAACTATAAAATAATCCTAATTTATTTGAATCTAACGGCGCGTTATCAAATGATGATATTTCTCCAGTATTAGTAGGAGATAAACGCCTAATTAATTCATTACTTTCTAATCGTATTTTCTGTGACCTAGGATTATTAGCACCTAATGACGCGCCTCTAATATAATATGTTTCTTCAACCGGAACGAAATTGCCACGCTGATTATCTGATGGTTCCTTAAATCCATATGCTGTAGCATTTGTAGAAAAAGGAAAATTACCAGTAAAATCAGTGTCTGATTGTATAGGGTGACTAGATGATATTATCGTTTCATTCCGACTTAAATCAAAGCCTTTAGTTTCTGTACCTAATGTATATTGACGTACTAACGTATCATATGATGATGATGCTTGTTTTGAACTCACATATGACGTCGGGTTTAAAGTATGGTCATCAAAAGCAGCTTCGTCTAAAAATTCTAACCATTCTCTATACTCTTGCATAGACCCGGAGAATGTTCCGCAATCGCCTTGAAGGTCTCTTAAATACGCGGTAGTATTTAACGCATCAGATGATCCTGTAGAACCACCTAGTCGCACTATACTTCCGGTATTAGATTGCTGAGTATCTGCCCAAGTTTTCCATGCCATTGATGATGATGGAGTTATGCTTAAACTTGAAGTATGTGATACTTTACCTTTAATAAAATCCGATGCATGTTGTATATCAATTCTATATGTAGTATCAATATTAGACCCGGTATTATAATGCACTCCAGGAGTAGACCATGCATATTTTAAATTCCAAAAATCTCCGTTATATAACGGTACCCAATCTGTAGAGGCAGTCATTGGTGAATTACCACTCCCTGATGCAAAGGAAAGATTTATACGACCATATTTCGCACTCCCTGACATCGACCCTGTATGTTGTATACCTATATGAGTTGTAGGATTTCCATTAACATCTATTTGAGAATATAAAATCATACTTTGAGTTACAAACGGTCTAAATCTAAATTCTCTAGTCATTGGCGCAATTGACTTTCCTCGTAAACTAGGCTGTCCCCAATCGTTCCGGTTTGTAACAATTTGTTGGCTAGCCCACTGCAAATACGACCCAGAATTAAATTTAATAGCATATGAATATCTATCTTCGGTTAATACTGGCCAATCGTTGCCTACTTTAGGACCACCATATTCTCTTATACTTAATAACGTCTGAGGTATTCCGTATACATTTAATAACGATCGTATACCACGCTCAGTACCACGTGATTTTAAGATATAAGGCAAGTTATTAACAATCCGCCTCCATACCTCACCGGTCAAAGCTTCATCACCAGCGCTAAATAAACTACCGGTAGAAGCAAAATTACCGTTTTTATCAGTACCTAACGCATATCTATATAACGCACTAGCTTGGTGGCCATTTGTTAATTGCCAACCTTGTGATTTCGCAATATCTACTAATATATCTTTATCAATTCCAAACTTTGGATTTTCTTCTAATTTATATACATGTGTTAAAGAATTTGCATAAGACCATAAAATATCAAAATGCTGGCCTATCATATTTACAAATATTTCATATTCGCTATTATTGGAATCTTCACGTATATATTGAGGTATTGATTTTAATAATTGATGTGGATTCTGCTCATCAAATGTAGTTGCTGAGTTGGACGCTGATAAATACCAATTATCGGCTAATGACCCAGTAGTGTGATGATTAACATATTGACCATTAATTAAACGTTTAGGATATGGTGTTAATGCAAAAGTTCCTTGGCCAGCAATGAAACTTCCAGAGACACCATGTGTTGTTAAACTAGACGTAGATTCATTATATAACCATGTTTCAAACGGATCAAATCCGCCTACTAAAGCATCTTTTTTCTTTTGTGTATTATTTTTATTAACAGCTAACGACCCAGAATCAGAACCGTTCATATTATTTAAATCCGCTAATCGTTTATCATGAAATTCAATATTTTGTAATTTATAACGGAAATTATCAATACGTGATTTTGCTGATCCATAATGCACATAATTATGAAATCCGGTATAATCTATACCTAAGTCAGCACCTGCAAATGAACTAGAAAAGAACTTGTCTATAATTCTTTGAGACGTCGAAGTATTTGAATCTAATAATTCATTCCATGATTTAAAATCTGTTTCTGTAATAGTAGTATATCCAGTTTCGATTTCAAAATTTGGTCCTCTTAAACTCGACGGCGTAACTACCGGTGCTAACTGATCTAAACTAATATTATCAATATATGAGTCACTAGTCAATTCAATTAATTGTACTCTAGTTAACGGCTGAATATTATCAGGCAGTTCCGAATATAATCTAACGGCTAATACCTTATCGTTATTTAAATATTTTTTGTAATTAATAACACGTATTATATTATTATTACCAAAATTTAATGCAAAATCTCTATCATATGGACTCGGATATTCATCTAGAAATAATGTAATTAAATCCTCATATAGATCATCACCACCACGTGTAGCTATAGGCGATAATAAAATTTCTCTATTACTTTCAGCTATTTCTTTAATTACTAATTCCGGAAAATCAGTAGTACCAATTATATTATAAAAAACATTAACGCCGATTTTGAAAAATCCACGTTTTATATTAAAAGTTTTTAGTGCTTCTGAATAATCAATATATAATTTATCATTATCAATTACGAAGTCAGTAATCGGTCCACCACCTAGATATACTTCATTTGTAGGTGTATAAATATGTATTTCAACAATTGGAGTTTCGTTTGGACGTACTGTTAATTGCTCTAGCTGGAATTCCTGGACGTCGCCTTGGTTCCAATCTACTCCACGTGATAACCCAGCGGTTCCACGTATATCAACAATATTTGAAAATCTTTCTAATGACATATTATACTTATAAATATCGCCTTATATAAGTTCAGTAACTATTTGTCCTTCTTATATGCGTCTTGATCTACACTACAATACGCAGCTGCCAGTGCAGCATTGGCTGGAGCCCATTCTATATAATATTTATCATTCTTATCATTAACTTTTTTACGTACATATTGAATAGAATTTACAATATTTTGTGCTAATGCTTTCCGCTGTGTAATAATATAATCTTGTATTGATTCTAAATATGTAAATAATTCATCGTTAAAATCTTCTACTAAATGTTTTCCATCACGTAATTTTTTCTCGATATCTAATATCTCCCAAATGTCTGTAGCCAATAAAATCCTTTCATCAACAGATGCAATAAAATCAGAAATTTCTCGAATATCTTCTTGTACCTCTACCATAAAATCATCAGCATCATTACATAATGTATAAAAATCCGCCGTATTTTTTCCATTGATAAGATCATCCGGTAATGATTCAGATTTATTATCAGCTGGATATTTTCTCGGGTCTATAATAAATTCTAATATATACTGTGCTACACCAGCTTTTGCATAATCATTATCTTTCATCATCCTCCGAACCCTTGACCCACCTCTTTCCGGTCTTGCATACCGCTGTTTCTTTGATCCGGCACTTCCATCATCATCTTTTTTCCATTTAGGTGTTACGGTTACACGAGCCTTTTTCATTGCATCGGCCATGACATTATTAGATAATACTAAACCAGATGAATTTTCGCCCATTGCTAATAAATCTATAGCCCTACCATTACTATCTTTATCATTTGTATTTATAAAGAAAGCTTTCATTACATTACCATCTGCTAAAAACATATGGTTTTCTGATGATTTATTCATAGCTCTGGTAATACGACCTTCTGCCTCAACTAATTTAAAAAAGCCATCTTGTTTACCTTTTTCTTTTATCTTACCATTATTTTTTTCTTTAAGAAGTCTAAAATGTCTTCCATCTCCAGATCTATTATTATGTATAATATTTTGTACATCCGAATCCGGACCGAAAGCATCTTGACATTGTTGGCTGAACCCACCTTGTATACCAGATAACCTAGCAGCTAATTCTGCTGCTCTAGAAGCAACAGCTGGAAACATTTCTTCAATTGCTTTTTTCGCTGCATCAAATTGTCCTTGTGCAATAGCTTGTTGTTGTAACTGTTCATATCGCTTCGCCGGATAATAAGCAATAGATCCAGGTGGTTCAAATGGTACTAATTCCTTAACCGCAAATGGTTCTAAATTATTGCTGTAAAATGTTACATATTGATCATATTCATCAAAATCTAATCGATCTACTTGAGCTATCTGCCCAAAATCATCCCAAATAGGTCTAGTTCCAGTATTTACTCGCTGTTCTCCTAATACCTCTATACCACCAGCTTGTACCATCATATTTATAAAACCGGTACGTTCTTTTAATGCATTATATTGTTCTAAATCTAACGCTTCTACAGCTGCTTTAAATTCTTCCGAGCCTTCATCACCCATTGGTAACTCTTCTAAAGCAGCATCATAATTAGATGTATCGATATTATTAATACGAGCAATTTCTTTTAATGTACGTAATGATTGTACTTGTTTTAAATGACCATGTATCATAAATCTCAAATCAAATATAAGGTCATCAGATAGAACATTATCCGTAAAATTTTCTACTACATCTAAAGCAAAATCAGGTTGAGGCCACGATAGTAAAACTAGTTTGCCTTCATATTCTGATCTTAAACGCTCCGTTCTAGTTGTTATAAATGCTTGGTCAAAGTATTTATCATCTGGGTCTGCACCTTCTAACGGATCGAATGTTTCCTCAAATGCAATTCTAAAATTATCTTCAGACACAGCTCCAAACTCATTCAATAATTCTATACGCTTACGTTCAATTGCACGCGCACGACGTGCATTAACCATAGAATCTAATTCCGGAATATATGTTGCCTGTGATCTTAATTGTTCTGGTTTTATATAATCACCCGGATCACGTAAAAACGTTTCACCAGTACTACTCTCACCTGGTTCATATCCAGATTTAAATCTTATAGTAGGAGTCCATCGACGTGATCTATCTAATACTGATTTAGCTACGAATTCATCAAATATCGTTGGACGTGGTAATGGATTTCCATCAACATCTTCATCTGGATAATTTTTAAATCGCCCATCCAATCTCATATCAAATTCTTTCATCTGATCTTGCGAAGCTTCTTCAATGGCATCGTATGTCAATCCCTGTTCTACCAACATAACTTCCAATGTTTTATAATTAGGTATAGGCCTTGCTATATCACGTTCGATAAACCATATAGTAAATATACTTGTAAGTATAGTATCATCATCCATGCCATTGGCTATAAACGCCGGTATGTTTTCCGGACCGCTAGTTATAAACGTATCATGGTAATCAAAAGGCCTATCATCTATTTCAACACTTAAAAGAAATATACCAGTTGTAGCCGGTGCTCTAAAACCAGTATCATCTGGGTCTAAATAAAATTCAAATTCATCGTCTAAAATTTCGTCTAATTCTTCATCATCTACTCCCGGCACCATTTTATTAATATCATATCGAGCATAAGAAGCAGATACATCAGCATCTATTTCTAATAACGACGTTGCTTCGCTACGTGAAGCTAAACCACGTACTGGTAGTGTAGGAAGTATATCCGATTCGGATAATTTGCCTTCTTTTAATACCGGATCATTAGGAAATTCTTCTAATAAATACTTAGTAATAACTTCCCGTTGATTAATTTCATTAGGAAATTCATCATCAGCATCCGGTCTTTCTGTAAATCTATTACCTGCCATTATTTTTCAACCTTAAAATAATACCCGTCATCGTGTATTTGAATATCATCACCGCCTTCGCGTTCAACTTTTAATAAAATTTTATAATACCTCTCCGGCATAAATGTATCTAATCTCATTCTAAAAAACGATCCTTTGGAATCACAAGAAATTTTTGTACCAGTAGTATCATATGGTATGATAACTTCATTAGTAACCGCATCTTGCACACTATAAAAACTAGACGTCGGTAATCTATCTTTCGTCATAAAAAACGAACTAGTCTGATATGTCTTAGTTGGGAACTCTGGACGGACTCCTATTCTAAAAATGGTATTATCGACTTCGCGGTAACTACGTCTTATATTTTTAAAATATGGTATATATGTTTCACTACTAATTTCCCCATATGACCCAGTACCAGAATAATCCGAATCATCCCATGCCACTTCCATTCTAGGAATAAAAATCGTATGAGTCTCTCTTCCATAATATTGTATACCTCCTAATATGTCACTAGACTTTTCATCAACCTCTGGTCGTTTAATAATAAATCCATTATTAGATATATTTCCAGAAACCCATTTTGATACAATATCAGTTACATTCATTCTTATATGAGGTAGTTCATTTGAAAATGATTGACTGGCTTCATATCCAGATCCAGTCATCCAAGTACCACCACCAAATGTTTCAGTAAGGCCTTTACCTGAAAGACCACTGGCGGCTGAAGCTGTATTCCATGCAATACCTGTCTGAGCTTTTCCATCTCCGGATCTATTGTACCAAGACGATCCAACTTTGTTTTGTGGTGTATCAATTAATTTACCTTCACCATTAGCCCATGATTGAGATACTGGAAATGCTTTTAATGTATATGATAATTTAAGATCTGATGCACCAGCTGCCTGCATTGACAAATAAACCGATGCGGAATTAGCAGAATTACCTAATGGCGGAATTTTTCCTGTGGTGATTAGATTGGTTAACGTTGTTACTTGGGCACCAAAATCTAATAAAATACGTGTATTATATGTGTTTTCCTGAATTTCTCCATTAAGGTTTGACCCTGACGCTATTTTAGTTAATTCTAAAATAGGGTCTATACCCGCATTTGCCTCCGGTAACCGTTCATATAAAGTATTATCTCTTTCTGTATAAAATAGTTGATACATAATTTCCTTTATTAACTTACAATTCTGCCTTTAATATCTTTATTAGGATATCGAATCTCAAAAATCATAGGATCTAAACTTGGATATATTATTCCATTTTTTGTAGCCCCTTTTATATCATAAACATATTGAGAATAACCTGTTACTGTATTATATAAATTAGTTATGTCTAATCCAGCAACAGTTTGTACTCCCCTAACTTTATCTAATTCAGACATGACATTAGGTATATTTATAGGACCATTAATTTGCATACGTTCTACATTAAATAATTCTTTCAACCGTTTTACAACTCTTAAAATCACCTCTTGGCTATTACTATTAGGAGTAGGAATAATATCAACCTCAACTCCTATGTTTACAATATATGCAGTTTTAATATTAATAGCATCTGTCAACATTCTAAACTGTGATAAATAAGTTCTTAAATTTTCTTTTAATGCAGTATTTAACGGAACCAATTGTTTTTCATCATTATATGCCAATGTATATAAATTCAATGCTAGTGGATTTGATAACGTTTCCCGGGGATATGTTTTATCTTCAGTATTTTGTTGAGAATCTCCAATTACATATGCTTTAGCAATACTTCCAAATTTCGCCGGCAACATATAACATCTAGCTATATAATCTTCCCGGGTTATCATCCTATTCTGTGCCGCAAAATTAGCCATGGCATTTTGTCGTACACTCTCTAAATCTTGTTTAGTTTTTCCACCAGCAGCTGGTTCTGGGTTATTAGCTGCTACTGTAGATTTTACAAAATCTAAATTTACATCGGCAGTATTTGTACTATTATATTGCACATCAGTAATAATATTTAATGAATTACCTGATACATTTTCTTCTAAACTTCCACCTATTGTATACCGTACTGTTAACGTTTCACTATTAGGTGCTAATCCATATGTACTAGTCCTTAAGAAATTAGTCGGGTCTATATCTGTCGTAGTCGTTCGTTTTAAATATTCTAATCCCATCCCGACGTTTTTAGGATTTGGAATTAATTCTTCATCAGAATCTGAACTAACTCCTGCTCCGAATTGTATATCTAATCTAGAATCATCTCTAAGTCGAGTAACGAATCTTCTAGGTGTTCTTTTTAATTTTAAGATATACGGTACTGTACTTCTAAACTCTGCCATATCAACATCGTTAAACGGTATATTAGCTATAGAATCAAATACAGTATCTTGTGCTAAATAATTTACCTGTGACCATATATCACCAGTATTACTTATAATATCAATAACATCTAATACATTTGTTTCTTCTAAAGTTATTTTATCATAAGCTTTAGGAGTAGTAAATTCAAAATTTTTCGTTTTAATTTCACCTGATTTAGCAGGCACTTGTTTCTTTAAAAGATAAAACTCGATATTACCTGATGAATCAGTTGAATAAACAGATACTTCGCGAGGATCGGTTGCGATATTAACACCAAAATCAACCGGTTGTGTAGTAACAAAATTAATACCAGCTTCTGTCTGTACTTGTATATTTTCTGCTATTGATAATGCATAATCAAAATCTGGTTCTGTTGCACCGCCCGTTCCCTTCGAAGGAACTAATTGAAATACATCCATTATAACAGTAGCAGGTGTATTTAATTTAGCTTGATAACCAAATAATTGAGCTAAATTTAATATATTAGCACTTTCTTGTGCATTATTAAGTATAGATTCACGAAACGATTGATCAGTATAATATGATAAAACATCTCCTACATACGATGCCATTTCAATAAATAACATACCAGGTGATGTTTCATTAAAATCATTATATGTATTAGGAAAATATTGTCTCGTAAAATTTATTAAATTCTGCCTAAATTGCGCAAAATCTTTATTTAAATATTTAACATCTTTTTTAACTAACGTCATTGTCTTCCCTTAAAAATTAAATTCTCCGACTTGTACTAAATCTAATGGAACATCGACATCTGATACTAATAATTCATTTTCATTAGCCAATATTATTATAACACGCTCAGCTTCAGAATTCATTATAGTAAATCTTATACGCACTGATATTGCATAATTTGCAACATCTGGAATAACATCTATCTGTCTCAATTCAATATACGGTAACCAAAATTTTATAGCATCTTCTATTGAAGCTTGTAATTCTTCACGTATTAACTCAGTATTAGGTTCAAACACCATATCATGAATCTTAGTACCAAATTTTGGTTGCATATAACGCTCACCGTATCTTGTCATTAACAAATTTTTAAAATTAGATAATGCCTGATCTTCTGTAGTATATGATTGCCTAAATAATTGTCCTCCGCTTGTAGAACCAGATAACGCATTTTGTGTAGCTGTACGTCCTTCAACCGGTTTATTAAAAGGTAATAAAATACCTACTGCCCTATCCGGGTTTGAATTGTTTGGTTCATATCGATATATAGGTCTTCCTTGTGCCACTATTTACCTTGTTTCTTATCAATTGCTTTCATTAATGCGGAATAATCTTTTGTCATTGCATTAACAACTGTAGCCACTTTTTCATTATTAGTATTAATTGGCTTACCTTGTAAATCAGTAACAGGTGCTACAATTGGTGTGCCAGTATTTCCACCAAATGATTGTGCCATTTCACTTTTAAAATTCATAGTTGACCAATCTGAATTTTCTTTCAGTGGACCAGTTTCATTTAAAATATCATTTAACATACCATCACTTGAATATTTTTTCTTCACAGTTTTTTTAATTGGTCGTTGTTCTACCATATCATGTAACTGCATTCCATGTTGAATAGTTGAATCATGATTTGTTTTATCTTCATTCAACATTTGACGCAATTCTGTACGAACTGCTTTTGTAACTTCTTCACGAATAATCTTACGAAGAACCGCTGTAAATTTTTTTGTATCCATATATTTTCCGTTTTATATAAATATGGAACGCGTTAAATTAGACCGGTTTTGTTCCGGTATCTTAAAACTTGTATTTTTTGCTATTCGGTAATGGCGGCTTTAATGGCGGTGGTGCATAAGGCGGAATGATTTGTTTACTAGCATCAAACCATGTCATCCCTCCGTTTCCTTCTCCTGTGATATGATCATCAATTTTTTTGGTGATCGTTTTTAAATTAAATCCCATATGTTTACTTTCCATTACCGCCGGTGGTAAGCCACGCATGAATGGGGTTCCTTGTCTTTTTAATTTTCCTTTTCCAAATAAAACCACGGCATTATTCCATTTCCATTTGTACGCAGCCGGTTTTTTATGTATTGGAGAATTTTTTTCCATAACCATAAATGGAGGGGCAGGACCACCAACAAATGTAGAACTACCTTTATCTAAAACGCCTCCTGCGCCTGGTACTACAACGGCTTGACCAGCTTTATCTTTTTTTGGTGGTGCAGTAGCTTTACCTATTGCATCATCTATATTCTTTGCATTTGGAAATGCTTCCATTACTCGTAAACCCCAATACTGTTTATTCATTGCTGGTAAAGTATCACCATCTAATCCAGGTAACCCATTACCAGGTTTATGTTCAAGAGGCGTATCTAATGCAAGTAAAGCCTTTGTCAATCCTTTAGGTATAATATATTTATATTTTAATTTATTTAATCCCATTTTAACTAAAATAGGATCTTGTGTATCAGAAGTCCCTTTGCCTTCATATTCTTCCCATGGACCCCATGATCTCGGATCAGTACCTGAATATGTTTTAACACCAGTCCCGACATTTTCTTTTACATATTTTATATATGATTTTACTGGATCATTTCCACTTGTGCCTGTAAATTTCACTCCGGATGGGAGACCACCCCAAACACCAGTCTTAGACGATCCTTGTTTAAATACTATAAAATTTTCTCCATTATTCTTCCAATGCTTTACTTTTATACTAGCATCGAATTGTGCAGCTCCATATGCCGGATCATCTATAGGTTTCATAAATCCAGGGTTAATCAATCCACCTGCAGAAGCTCTTTTCGTTAATCCATTCCCATTACGATCTAAATTATAAAGATTCTTCGCCGGTTCATATCCAGGCGTACCCGGAGTTCCTTGTGCCGGAAGTCGTACTGGTTTCGGTGGCGGTCCTGGAAGCATTATTTGTTTCCCATCGATTGGCATTCCAGATGGTCCTATATCATCCGTAACTAATTTAACCCTGCTCCGGAATTTTTTATATCCGGCTGGACCTAATTCTTCTCTAATTTTATCTTGATAAAAATCATCATCGATTAAATATTCATTACGATCTAAATTTGCAACATCTTCTTTATATACCCCTACCTTTTCTTTATTACCATTATCTACTATTTCAACAGTTTTTTGTTCACTTCCAGCCATTACTTCTATAAATTGTTTATTAGATTGAAATGGTCCTATAAGATATCCTAACGCTCCTGTTCTCATTGGTTTTTTAGTAACCGGGTCAGTAGTTTCTATATTTCCTGGTGCATCCTTATGTGGTTTACAGTAAGGCATGTATTTTGGATATGGCTTCTTTTTCATTTTATTTAACATGATTGCAGGTAATGGTATACCTCCGGCGCCAAATTGACATCCTTTATAAAATGTATTAAATTGTTTTTCTATTGTATCTGATATTTTTTTGTTTGGAGGATCGGTTTTGTCGCTAGCTTTACCAGTACCTTCAACATTAGTCGCTTTATTATATTCTTCACAAGCATAATCATAATTAAATTTAAACCAATTAACAATTGCCTTTGTAGTATCACTGTCCCATGGTGCGATCGGTTTCATTAATACAGGAGTTTGATCTGGCATGAAACCAGTAAGGGGCATACCCGTACCAGGTTTTGGTAAAACTCCAGGTTTTGCATTTTTCCATTTAGGATATGATTTCCCTGCACGATCTTTATAAAAACGAGCAACCATAGCAGCTGCTATCACCTCCCATATCGCTAAAGATGCTTCAGGATATTCGCCTTTACTCCTTCCACCCGGTCCAGTAATTACAGAATTATCATCATAACATACTTGATTCGATAAAAAGTAATTATGCAGTCCTTCGTCCATGTTAAACTTAGCTAACTTTTCACGATCGGTTTTCATTTTAGGGGCTCCAAACTTAGCCAACTGTTCGAATGTTGTTTTAATTCCTCCTACTGCCATTACGACTTCCCCTTTGGATTTTTATTTTTCTTTTCAGAAACAGGACGTCTCATCTTAGTAAATTGAGCTGATATTTCATCAATTGCTGCCACCCTATCTTTTAAAGCTCCTTGAAACCCACCTTTTATATTTTTCTTTAATTTATCATATTCTGAATTATAAGTAGTTAAACAAGGACCAGTTGGACCCACACCGGTAGGATATTGTACTTTTTGATTTATTGCAATATGCTCATGAACGCCATGGCTGAGGTCATGTACATGACTGGTTAGTATAGCTACTTGTTTTATTAATTCTGATATTAAACTCATAGCCGCATCTAATTCACAACGCCAATTTTCAGTGCCCATTTTTATATCTCTTAACGCAACCATCATGATATTATCTCGTTGAGCATCAAGTATAATCCTGTTAGATCTTATAAGTACCTGGGATCTTGAAGTAGGATCTCTTGGATATGCATTAGGAATAATAAAAGGTTTTTTACCAGCACCTGCGGATGGATTTTCCAATTGTTCTTTAGTAGGAGGACCGACGATAGAGTTGGTTGATAGAATATTTGTAGAGTCCGTATTAAAGGCAAAACAGCTATTAGATCCTTTATAAAGAAACTCTAGAGGCTTGAACATCTTCGTTCCAGCTCCTAACGGTTGCTTAGCTCCTATATATTTAAACTTTCTAGTCATTTTATATATCAACCGCTGGTCACTAGTTAAATAAATTAAAGATTTATCAGCATCAATATTTTCAATTAACGTGGGCGGAGCTCCTAAGCCACCGGCTAATTTAGATAAACTTTTAGAAGCTTGTCCTGGCATACCAACTGACAGTTGCATAATAGGATTACCTGCTGCTTCTGGTACTACTAAAGGACCGGTTTTGGCTCTCGGAGTTCCAGTAGCTTTAAAAGGTACTTGTGTTTGTACGGTACCGTCCATATATTTAACCGTGGTCGGTAACTGAGTAGATGACATACGTATACATGAACCATTTCTATCTTGTATTATCGTATCTCCAAAAAATGGTTGCATCGCGGCTACTTTCTTTTTCGGATATACTGGAACTAATGGTTTTGGTATAGTAGGATTCATTGTACCGGTACGTTTAAAAAATCCTTGAGTTATATTAGTATTTTTAGACCCGTCTATTTGTATAGGACCTATATAATAATAAGAATCGGCTGAGGATTCACTATTGTTATCTGTACCAAATGCTGCGAAAACTAATACATGTTCTCCTATTAATGGTATTTGTCCTAAATATGGTAACAAAGGAGCTGCAATACCTGTAGCGGCAGGTAGTGACGGATCACCACCGGTACTCCATTCTACCGCTCCAATTGGAACAACACCTCCCCCAGATAATAAATTAACTACACTTTTTAATCTACTAGCAGCATCTTTACCATATGCCATGCCATCATCGACGACTTCAGCTACAAACATCCCCTGTGCCATTCAAATCCTTTATTTCTTTTGATTGTTGTTTTTCAGGTCTATTAGTTTCTTGAATTGATTTAATCTCTTCTTCTGCCTCTTCTAATAATCTACGACGTTCATCGTCAGTCATACCAAATTCATTACCATCATCATCTTTATTAGACGCCGATACTAACCTCTGTACGATCGCTGCTAGTTTAACTAACGCATCATCGTTTTTAACTGATACTTCTAGGTAATCTTTTATAAGAGGGACCATAACTGTTGCATCACCAACGTTTTTAATCATTGGACGAAGTTCTTGTATTAGTGAATCGATTTGCCGTGATTTCTTTTTAGAATTATGATATACATCACGCATCAAGTCAGAAAAGGACGTTCCTTTAAATAATTCAAATTCACTACTCATAATAACCCTTTAATATAAATATAAAGGACATTAGGTTTTAGTAATGAATACAGCCGTTTTCGCTATAGGTTTTGAACATGCGAGCAAAATCTGATCTCATTACATTTAAAACTTTAGTAATGTTCTGCGTCTTAAGACCTGTACGTTCTCGTATTAAAATATATAAAGCTTTTTTGTTGAAATTTTCAATATTCTCAACCGTACGAAACAATTCTAGAATTGTATCTGCTACTAATATATCTCGTTTATTCGTGAAGATTACATTAATATTTTCATCATACCATCCAGACCATTGTTTAACAAAATCTTTTAAAGATTCTTGATAATCAGATAAATGCCGTTCGTTAGTGATATCACGCGAATCATCAATTAGCGATGTTTCTGCTTTACGTTTCATCTTAGCGTAATTAGCATTATTTTGTATGATAAGATAATTTTTAGCTATGATAGAAAAATAAGAAAATGCTTTACCTTTCCCTTCTGTAAATTTAGTTATTTTTTCATTAAGAAACGCAACTACTTCGCATTTAATATCTTCATACGGTACATCGAAATAACTAAATTTAAATGTATGATAAATATTTTCTACTAATTTATTAAATGGATAATCAATATGTTCTCTATAAACTTTATTACGTAAATTTTGATTGGTTTCTGCATTGTAAGCAACAATTGCCTTTTCTGTTATATACGTAAAATATTGTTTCTTACTAGGTTTTCGACCTCGGCGTTTAGTAGGTACATCTGAATTCTCTACTTCTAACCATTTATAAAAATCATCTACTCCGTTCATCTAAAACCCCTGTTTTAACGCTTCAATTACTTTTTTGAGCTCTTTATAAATATAACCTGTTTCATCATCACTTTCAAATGAACCTAATCGGTCTATATTCTTTAAATGTGAATATGAATCTGTTACTCGTGTTTTTAATGATGTAAAAAAATTAAAATATTCGTCATTTGATTTTTCTACATCGACTACATAATCTTCCATAGTTTCAATACGTTTCATTAAACGGTATATTGTAACTGATAAAATTATTATTACTACACTTAATCCTATTATTATATATTCCATTACTTATCTCCAAATAAATCACCAAACATTTTATTTACATCAACTGCTTGAGATTGTTTTGATATTGCCTTTTTAGGTTTAGATGGTTTTTGCTTTACCGGTGGTGTATATACATCATCATCTTTTGCCCACATTTCATATTCTATTCTAGCCGCCATTGAATCTGCTTGGTGCATTACATATGGCATATTAGTTCTTAATTTAGAATCTTTTGATCTTGAAATGAAATAAGGTTTATTTGATTCATCATATAATCCATCAGTACATTTAATACCTATCATTTCATTAAATGATATCTTAATATCATAGTGTTGTAATAACCATATTGATAAATCATTAACTAACGCAAAAGGATTATTTGGGTTTATTTTAAATATCTTACCCATATTTTTTATATGCCAATCCGAATCATTTGGAGTATATATTTCTCCACCATCACCTGGAAATCCTAATTTACCTAAATCATGATTCAAAGCAACAAATACTAATTCTTCTTCAGTATAACCAGACATATCAGCTCCCATAGTACTCCATAATTGATATACTGATTTAGCACATTTAATAACTCGTAGTACATGGTCGATATACCCTCCTATAAAGGCATTATGATAATGGTCTACAGAAGATGCCGGCGCTGTAGAAGCTCGGTCTTCTAATTCATTATATAATGTTAATAATTTTTCTTTACGCTCTCCATGGAAATGCGTTTCGATTACTTCTAAAAATTCTTCCCAATTAGATTGGATTTGTTCTGCTGTTAAACTCATATTTTTTATATTATTTGATCAATAACTCCATATTCAACTAAATCATCTACAGGTATAAAAAAATCAGACTTCATTTGATCTTTCCACCAACTAGCATCTTTCTTTGTTTTATCTGCTAATAAGTTGTATATATTTGTTTCTAAATTTTTAACGTTTGTTAAATAAGATTCTAAATCGCTCATTTTACCATCCAAGAAACTAGACGATTGATGAAACATTACTGATGATCGTTTACTTATCATACGTGTACCAGTACCACATGCTAATATAATTGCGCCGGCTGAAAAAGCTTTACCTCTACAAATTGTATTAACTTTTACTGATAAAGATTCTATATAATCAATAAGTCCTAACATTTCATAGATATCACCACCATTAGAATTTATTATTAAATTAATTGGATTATCTTGAGTCTCAGCTGTCCTATTATTTAAAATAGCTCGTACCCGTATCATAAAATCAACTAATGAATTTTCATTAATATCCTCTGTTAAATAAATAACAGAATCTGAATAATCCATTAATGTTGCTAATTGTTCAGATACTTCTTGGTATGATGGTTCTAATATCGTTTCCGCTACTTCTTTCTTTTTTGGTTTTTCGTCATACATACTTTAATATAATAAAAAATTTTGTAAAAACCAAAAATTAATTAAGCTTTTTTAATCGGCGTTCTAATTTACGTAGTTCGGTTTGATTAGAACGAATATCCTTTTTCCATTTAGAGGTCTTTAATTCGCCTCTAACGAATACCATTTGTTGTAATATCTGATCTTTAAGTTCTAGTTTTTCTTTTTTAGACAATTTCTTTTTATCAGATACTTCTATTTTAGTTGGTTCTAAAGTTCCTTTTAGTTTTGGTTGGTCAACTCCTTTATGATATACAGTTCCATCTTCATGAACAAACTCTTTTCTAAATTGCCATCCTCGAGGAAACCCTTTTGATTTATATCGTGATTTGATTTCAGGTGGATCGACTACTTGCTGCACGCAACGCGAACATAACACAGCCGTTGCTGTATCACCTACTTTGGTCCATGTACTGCATAATTTACCTTTCCAATATTTACCTCCTGGTACACTGTTTCTGCATACCATGTAACGTTCACCTTGTCTCGTACGAGATGGAAATTTAATTTTTACTTTTTTTGCCATTATTAGATTTTATGTTATTATGCCCAATACGCATTTCGACGTTTTGGTTTTTTCTTTTTTTCTTCTTTGTAAATATCTTTCTGATCATCATCAACTTCTTCATCTTCATCTTCTTTTAAAGGAACAGGAGGAGTTGTGGCTTTAACACGCTTGGCTTTACTCTCCTCCACCTGCTCATTGTCCGGTTTCGATTCATTTTCAGCCGGACTTTTTCTTTTCATAATATTATTTAATACAACCACTAATGCAACTGCTAATGGATCAAAAATTATTATTAATAATATAGTAAACCAATTTACTACACGGTTTATAGGAACACCTGTAAGTTCTGATAAATATTTTAATGGTCCTATTTCGCCTGCAATATCCGAATTTGTTTTTAACTGCAATATCCGAATGTTAATAGCATTGATAGAATCATTAGCTATTTTTGTATTTATTGCTAATTTATCTCGTTTCACAATTAAAGTATCACGATAATTAGATTGAACCTTTAATTGTTCTTTTAATATTTTCCTTGTGCTGGAGGATTGTGTAGTTATTACATTACCTTCTGCATTCGTGTACTGAACTACGTTATTACTAAGTCCTTCGCTTAACTTTAAAATATTTGTATTTGCTTTCGAAACGTTATCATTTAACATATTACGTTCCGATTCTAGATTCTTTAACTCTTGTTCGAATACAATTAACCGGTTCTTTTCAGCTCCTATCACCTGATCTTCGATATCCATTTTAAATGCTGTTTCTTGATACGCCGAAATAAGAAATCCATAAATACCAGCACTGGTAATTGTCATAGAAACTAAAATAGCAAATGATAAATATATTTTAATCGGCCATGATAACATTTTATGATATTGATGTAATATAGATGTTGCGATTAATTTTGATGCTTCAATTGCTATACCCATTATGATAACAGCGGTTGCTGCGCCTGCATAGAATTTAGACAAACCAAATACAGAATAAAACGCGGCAGAGCCGGCTAGAGTTAACGCTGCCAGGGCTGTTAAGTATGGTAATATGTTTTTCATTTTAGCTTAATGATACACGATCCGCTACAAATTTAAGTTTAGCTCGAATTTCTCTTAATCGACGAACCGCTTCGTTAGTATCTACTGCTTGTTTTGATGCTAAATCAGTTAGTATAAAAACCATGTTGTCTACTTCATCTAATTCTCGTAAAACGTTTTCTCTGTCTTTCATTTTAAAACCTTTTTTAATAAATATGCATTAATATGTAGTATGGCGATACCAATCCGGTTTCATATTAATTTTTTCTTCTATACGTTGTCTAACGATTTTCTGTTCATCTAACGATGGCATCCAATCA